GATGAAGGGTTGATAGCGCTCGCCAACGACAGTCCCGGAGCAATCGACCGTGATGTCTTTGATACCAGCTTGGATGGCGAGAAGCTGGGCGCTTTGGCTGACGCTCACCTGGCCGACGAGCGTATTGGCAGGTGAACCAGCATCGCCCTTGATGCCTTGAGGGCCGGTTAGGCCTTGAGCGCCTGTAGCCCCGGTATCGCCTTTGGGACCAGCTACACCAGTCGCTCCTTGCAGACCCGTCGCGCCGGTTGGTCCTAAATCGCCCTTTGCGCCGGCAGGTCCCACAGGGCCCTGTGTGCCAGTAGCGCCCGTTGAGCCTTGATCGCCTTTCGAGCCTGCCGCACCAGTATCCCCCTTTGCGCCAGTTTGCCCCATCGGGCCTTGTGGTCCTGCGGGACCCGCGGCGCCAGGCGTACCGGGTATCCCTTGCTGGCCTGTGTCGCCCTTCACGCCAGTGGCACCAGTATCACCCTTCGGCCCCGTCGGCCCCGTCGCTCCAACGGCACCCGCGCTACCATTAGGCCCCGTGGGACCGGTATCTCCGCGCGGGCCGGTATCACCCTTCGAGCCAGGAAGCGGATAGGTGTACTGCCCCCTCACAAGCCGCCACTTCCCAGGGTATAGATCAGCACACTCTCGGCATCAGTCTGCATAGGCGAGCCGTCTGCCTTCAACAGCGACCACCCAGGCCGAGACCATGGCACGGCGACGATCCAATCCGGCGTTTGGCTGGCGCGCAGATGCTCGCCGCCAGGCGCAATCAGGTGACCCTTCATCATGGGTGTGGGCATGTCGGATGCATTGCCGGTCCAGCCACGATACCAGACCCAGAACAAGTTTGGGTTCTGCATCGTGTACGTGGTCACCCCTTTATTTTGGAGCAACACGCTGCCAATCGGCAAGGGCTTAGGAGCGCCCGCCAAAGAGATAGGGATGACGAACGGATCAATCGTCAGGTTCCGTTTCCACGCGCGAGCGGGATTGACGTCAGGCACTCTGCTTTACCCAACCGCTGTCGTGGCTCTGGCCAGCAAGGGTCCACTGATAGATGCGGGTCCATGTGTCAGAGCCATCCGTCACGGTGTCGGTCGAGAGATTGCCGGACGTATCATAGGTGAATGCGTGCGGCTTCCACGTCGGCACAGGATTGCCGTCTGTGTCTCTGTCCGCAGTAGCCATGGCCACTTGCTCCGGGGTTGCCGCAGCCCGTGTCGTGGTCTGCTGTCCGCGGCGCACAGGCAGGCGGCTAAGGTTGGTGTCTTTGGTCTGAGCCATAGAAGTAAGGCCGGCCTTACGGCCGGCCCCGCCTCCTTAGTTCTTCATCTTGAGCGTTTCGGCCGATGGGCCAGAGCCATCAGGCTTACCGGTCTCGGCCTCGACAATCTTGTCCTCGATCTTGGTCTGCTTCTTGACCTCGGCCGGGGAGAGATCCTCCATCCAGGAACCCGGCGCCTCGTCGGTCGAAAAGGTTTCGCCTTCTTTCACGAAGCGGGATTCCGCCGACAGAAAGCCGTCAGCGAGTGCGCGGTAGGTCTTGCGTGCCATTAGCGGCCTCCATAGGTGTAGTTTGTCTGGCGAGCCATGACGACGCCCGCGGTGATCTTGCCTGTCGTGGGTGCCGTGCCCGTGATGTCGTAGAACAGCCGAACGTACCGGGCATTGGTGCCTTCAGGCAGCGAGTCGATCACCTTGACCTGATGGCCAGAGACGAGCGCTGAGAGAGGGATTTGGCGCCCACTCTCGATGGTCTCCCACGTCGCATTGTCGGGCGAGATCTGCACCTGCACCTGCAACGACGTGACGTTATTGAACGCCTCGGTCACGAGGATGGAGAGCGGGACGCGGGCACTACGGCCCACATCCTTGACGATAGCGGAGCCGCCAAACGGGCTGCCAGTGCCCTGCAGGTCGATCGTATTGGTCGACGCCGTGTCGGCCGTGATCGCCTGCTGGTCGCTAAGCAGAAGGGTGTTATCGAAGATCATCTGTGTATCCTCCTGTTAGCGTTCAGACGACGCGGGTTTCGGTGTTCAGCAGCGAGTCCGTCTCGCGGATTGGCATGCCACGCCAAGTGCGGACTTCCTCGCCTTCGATCTCCATGCGGCCGAGTTGCAGGGCAGCGTTAAGGGCCGGGTTGGTGGTCTCGGCATCAAGGCCTTCCATCATGGCGCTGTTCATGTAGATCACGGTGCGACCTGCACTGGCCTCACCAGGCTTCTCCATCTTGTACGAGCGGCGACCGTGCAGCTTGTAGTAGGCCTTGCGGAGCAGGCGCATGAGCGAGACCGTGCCGGCGCCGACGTCCGAGACGTCGATGTTGGCAATACGGACGTTGCTGCGCCAGTCCTTGACCGTCAGGCCCATGTGCTGACGGAAAATGCGCTCAAGGACATAGTACGGGTTCAGGTTGCCATCGAGCACGCGCTGCCGCCCCATGTCTTCCGTCTGCATGCCAGCGGCGATGTTCTTCGGCACGATAACGCTGGTCTGCGCATCACCATGGGTGACGAATACGATCGAGGTATTGTCTGATCCGGTGCCGCCGCCATCGACGACGTTAGGATTCGCGAGCGTGTTGTAGCGCGGGAACAATCCGTGGAACTGCTTCGGGCTGACAGCCACGTTGGAGTACCAGATCGCGCTCTCGATCGTCTGCGCGAAGCTCTCCATGAAGCCGAGCGATTCCATGGTGCGCAGCTTGTCGGTGTTCTCCGGGTCGAGGTCGACCAAGCGCGTATCGATCGCGTCCAGGCCTTCCAGGAAGCCGGTCGTGTCTTCGACGCTGGTGTAGTTGCCCTTGCTCTGTGGGATGCCCTGGTAGAGCGCGCCCCAGGTGACTTCGGGCAGCTTCGACCGGATCGACGACATGTGCGACGAGCCCTTGTTGGCCGTCAGCACGTTCGCATCCGAGTAGAACGGAGTGAGCTGGTTGAGAACCTCGACGACCCCGCCCGTATCCGTATCGCGGATGGCGGCTACATCGAGCAAGTTGAGGAACGTGTTGCCGAGAATGGCCATGGGTTAAACCCCCTTTGCTGTAGATGGGTAGAGCCGCTCATGGAGAGGCCTGGGCTTGGTGGAATTGCCCGCATTGGCGCGGACAAAGCCGTCCTCGGACAGCATCTCGCCCACGCTGCGCATGACGCGCACCATGTCGGGATGATTACCGAAGCCGGTTTCGGTGAGCAGCTTGCGGAAGTCCGAACCTTCAGCAAAGCCGAAGTGGTCGAGAGCCTTCGCGGCAAGGTGCAGCGTTTCGTCGAGCTTGCCGCCGCCGATATCGGGATCGGCTTTGGTCGCAGTCAGCCACTCGGCTTTCTGCTGAGCGCCCTGATCGGCAAGCGACTGCAAGGTCTCGGTGGCCACCTTGTCGCGAAACTGCGCGGCAACCGGCATCAGCTTGTTGGCCTGATCGTTCGACAGGCCGAGATCCTTGAACACAGGCTCGGCCATCTCGATCGCCGCAGCATCAAGCTCCAGGCCTTCGACGGTCAGCTCGTACTTCTCGGGCACGACATGTTCAGGCTCAGGATCAGCCGAAGGATCGGGCTCGCCCTCCTTCAGTTCTCCGCCGAGGAGCGACGTGTCCGCTTCACCCGTCGGAGCCGGATCAGCTTCGACGGCTTGTGTGTCGGTCGTGGTCGGCTGTTCGGTGGTCGCGACATCGACCGGCGCATCACTCGTCGAGGGCGCTGTATCTGGTTGTGTCGTCGTTTCGTCGGCCACGGGACTTCTCCTTGGGGGTGTTCATCGCTGTCAGGATCACTGCGTTGAGGGTCACAAGCGCATCGGGGTCGGCGGCGCGGACGTCCTCAGGTTGGCCCAGGTGAGCCAGCTGCAGTATGTCGAACCCCAGACTGCGACGTCCCTCTGCGAAGCTGAGGTCACGCGGTGCCTGTCCATGAGCGGGACCTTCTTGGCTCAGGACGCCAGCGCGTTGAATCGCGGTAAAGACGAACCGCTTGAACTCGGGCATGGAGAGCAGCAACTCGACCTCGGAGGCGGCTAGATCGGCCATCAGTTGCCCAACAGCGTATCGAGGACGGGCTGCCCGCCAGCCCTTGTTTCAGAAAGCAAGCGAGCGGCTTCAGCACCGTCCCTGACCGCCGGCATCATCTCGGCTGCCTTGGCCATCTGCTGTTGCTGGGCGCGCTGGCTGCGGATCTGCTCGACGTCCTTGGGGTCACGCAGTACCCGGCCGGTCACGCCAAGCCGGTCGAAGTATTCGCGCGTCACCTCATCGGTATTGACGTTGTCCAGCACGTCAGGCGCAGCACCGGCGAGGTTGCCGACCATGCCGACAGCGCGCTCGATTTGGCCCACGCCAACGGCACGCTGCATCTGCGTCAAGATGGACACGAACTCGACGTCGATACGCGCGCCAGGCATGTCAGCGAGTGAAGGAGGGGGAGGGGGAAGGAGATTGCCGCGCGTCATAATCCCGAACACACGGTCGATGACGATCTCAAGCTTCTCGTTGCTCACCCGCTCGATCACAGGTCCGAGTTGGGTCAACTTCTCTTCGTTACGGCTTGCGATCTCTTCCATGTTGCGGGGCTGCACGCCGCGCATGTTGGTGATGGCGTTGAACAGGTCCGCGAACGAAAGGCCGTCGATCTGCTGCTTGCACTTGTCGGCTTCCGCGCTGATCGCAGCGATAGCCTGATACGGCATGGAGTACGCTGGCATGGCAGAGTAGCCGTCGATTGAGCCGACCGACCGCACGGCGCCAGGCTCGCCAGTTAAGCGGATGCCCTGCTTCACCAGCATCTCGGGCTTCACCAGCTTGTCGATTGCCTCGTTGCGACGCTTGGACTGCATCTGCAGCTCGCGCAGCGCGGGAAGGGCCTCCATGCCGGGGGACACGCCATAGGTATCGCCGCCGACCACATCCCACCGCGGCGCCCAGAACGGCTGTTCGTTGTAGCCGCGCTCTTCGATGATGCGGTCGCGCTCGTCCCCTTCGTACCAGTACACCGAGCGCCATGGCTTCGAGCCAAAACGCAGGGGATTGTGATCGCGGTTCGGCTCGATCAGGTTGTGATAGGTGAACACGTCGTCGCTACGGCTGCCGTCGTAGGCATCGCGGATGATCTTAGGGGCCTTGTCACCGAACGTCTGCACGATCTGGCGAGCAGTATCGCTGATCTCCCTGAGCAAAGTGTCAGGCACAAGCGCATTTGAAAGCGCGATCCAATACTCGCCGGCCGTCAGGGAGTGACACACAGCGCCTTCAGACGCATGTTCGACCATCACGCAGGCCTCGGTGCCAAACAAGCCCATCTCGCCGTAGCCAGCCTTTGCAGCGCCGTAGAAGTTGGTCTTGGCGAGGAAGGAATAGATCTGCTTGTCGCACTCGGACAGCCAAGCGCGGACGCCCGGCTCGCTGTTCAGCTCCTCGTCGCCCAACTTGAGGGTGAACCAAGGACGCGAGGCCGACGTAAGGCCCGACGTCATGCCGTTGGTCAGGGTGCGGAAGGCCTCGATGCCGTGCGGATCAAACAGCTTGTTATTGCGGATACGCCGCTTGGCACCCTTGTTCGTCTCGGTGCCGAGGAAGCGCGATCGGGCAGGCTGAGCGAAGCGAGCGATGTCGTTCCATTCCGCCTCGAAGTCGGTGCGTATGGACTTGAGAGCGGTGAGGCGCTGCTGGCAGTGATCGCGCAGGGAGCCCATCAGCCGAGCGTCGGCTTGCCCGTAGCTGCAGGAGCAAGAACGCCTTGAGGCGAGGTCATCAAGCCAGCGATCAGGGCACGACGGCGCGTGTTGTTGTTCGCAGCGCCTTGGGGAGCGCCGCTATCCGGCAGCTTGGCGGCCTGGCGCTCTGGCATTGTCGGAACGTCGGGGGTGCTGCACATTAGCGTGCCCCCTGCATAAGTCCGAGAAAGCCGATAGCGAGCAGGAAGCAAAGGCCGAGATGAAACGTGTACCGCTCCATGCTGTCCTGCGCGTCTTCGCCATAGACGTTGCGGAGCGAGAGGAACACGTACCTCAGCCAGGAGCCGCCGCAATACAGCGCCGACAGGCCAAGCAAAACTTCGATGAGGGTGTGCAAGCGTGCCTCCTGTGGTCAGGAGGCTTTTGCGCTCAGTCAGTCAGGGGTTGAATCGCGCACCCAACGCACAGGCCCGCGCGTCACGCTGCCAAAGTCATACACGCCCCATGGAGTCTGCCGCAGGTCGGTCACGATCGTCACTTCGTGCTGCGATGCTAGGCGCTCTTTTCCAAACTGCATGACGAAGCCGGTGCGCTGGATCTCGGTGCGGATTTCAGGGGGCATCAAATCTCCTCATACCGATCACGCGCCCGTTCTCTGGCAGGCGGGCACTCAGGCATCTGCACAGCGCCGAACTGCTGGAACCGGCTTTTCAGCGCGGGCAGGTTGTTGCTGATCCAAGTGCGATCATAACCGCGCGAGGGCAGGGTGGCGAGCCATGTCTGGAACGCAGGGTCAGTCCAGCTCGCCATACCTGCTCCCTCCATTGCCATAGTTCATCGGGTCCATGTATCCAGGCAGCGCACGCGGTGCGATCGGCTCAGCGAAAGTGCAAGCCAGCGCATCGCCATCATCCGGCGAGGACAAGCCGCGCTTCTTCATATCCTGCTTGCGTTCGAGTTGCACCGCCTGCTTCTCGTCGAACGAGTACAGCGGGCTCACCAGATCATCCCGCAGCTTATCCCCGTCGGGGATGCTGCCAGTGCGCAGCCATGCCCGCATCTGGGTCCACATCTGGGCGCGCTTGTTCTTGGTGCGGATCGTCACACCAGGCTCAAGCTCAGCGTCCTTGCCTTCGCCGCCGAACCACACCTCAAACACGGGTGTGTCGGGCAGCAACTGACGCAGACGATCGATCACTGCGCCACCGATGTTGCCAGCATCCACCAGGATCGCGTCAGGGTGTTCTTTCTGCGCCTCCAATGCGACATCAGCCGCCAGCGTCATGGCGTCCATCTTGCTCCAACGCTTCCACGGGCGAGACTTGGCATCGCGGCCGCAACGCTTGGCCAGCACGCTTTCGTCATCACCGAACCGTGCGCAGTCGAGACCGTAGATCAGCGGATCCGACCCAAGCCCGACACCGATGTCACGAACCTGCGCGCCCTCGACCAAGTCATACCCGATGAACTGCATGGACGACGCCGACGGGAACATGCCGCGGACGCGGACCTTCGCGATGTCGCTGTCCTCGCCGTAGGTGTCCACGATCTCCTGCAGGTAGGTCTTGTTCGTGCCCTCGACCGTGCGGCTGTCGATCTGGCGCGTCTTCCAAAGCTTGCGTTGCTTGCCGAAGCATTCGCGAAAAGCGCCGGTGTTGAGCGTGGGGTTGCCGAACGCGATCCAGATGATCTCAGTATCGGCATCGGTCAGCGCACCAAGCGTCACTTCCCATACCTTGTCCGAAATGCCCGAGCCTTCGTCGAACACCACGATCAGCCGCTTGCCTTGGTTATGCAGGCCGGCGAACGCCTCCGTGTTGTTCTCGCTCCACGTCACGAGATCCGCGCGCCAGCCTTTGTCGCGGCCAGGCATGGACGACACGATTGAGGTCGCGTTCACCTTGAACCAATCAGCAGTCAGCGCGAGACGGCACCACTTGGCGATTTCGGGGCTGGTCTTGGTGAGAAGCTGGCCCTCTGTGTTCGCGGTCACGACGATGCGAGTATCGACGCATGTGTCGAGCCCCCACTTGATGAGCATGGCTATCAGCGCGGACTTGCCGATGCCATGTCCTGATGCGACTGCAATGCGGCATGGCTGAAAGCGCGTCTCAGGATTGGTCAGGTGCGAGCCAATGTCCTGCATGACGTCGCGCTGCCATACGCGTGGGCCTCTGTCGGGCAGCTCGTGCGAGCCCCAGGGAAAGGCATACAGGGCATAGCGATAGGGATCGTGGGTGAACGATCCGATATCCTCGGCAAGCTCGCGCTGAAGATCAGCCGCCGTTGCCAATGGCTCGCTCCCTGGCCTTGCCCAGCATGCCAGCAAGGTCGGCACTCACGTCATGCTCGACGCGATCCTTGAACGCCTGCACGTCGATGTGCTTACCGATCAACTCAAGCCGCTTGATCCGGTCGCTGATCTTGATCTTCGTGACG